AGGATAAAGATTAATGAAAATCGAACTATTACACGTTGTCAACGGTCACCGCAAGTTTCACGTTGGATTTTACGATAACATCAAAGATGCTGTTAAGGCACTAAAACGTGATGTAGCTATTAATTCAGCAATTGATAAGCCAAAGTGGGATAAGAAATACAATGAAGCTAACGACATCGTTCGCATTGATTATGGTTTAAAGACTTGCTACTACTTAATGCAAGCTGTCGAGGTGAATAAATGACACATGGATTATTTGGTGACTTTGACTATGATAATTGGTTAAGCACGTATGAGGACCATGAAGAAGTATTTCAGGGCGATGAAGACGAGGCTTATGATCGTTGGAAAGAAGAATAGTTGGAGGACCAGGAATGGAAAATGTAACGATTTATAAAAAACTCCTTAATATCCAAAAAGTTTTAAACGTTCCTAAAGGTCAATATAACAAATTTGGAGGCTATAGCTACAGGAATGCTGAGGATATTTTGAACGCTATAAAGCCATTGTTGTGGGAAAACGAATGTACAGCTTTCTTTAGAAAAGATGTCATTGAGCAAGTTGGCGATAGATATTATCTAGTAGCTACATTTGATTTTGTTGATGTAAGTACAGGCGAAAAAATTACGGTTGAGGCAAGAGCCCGTGAGGAAGAAAAGAAAAAAGGTATGGATGCATCTCAGATAACAGGAGCAGCGTCAAGCTATGCCAGAAAATATGCCTTAAACGGTATTTTCTTAATTGATGATGCTAAAGATGCTGATACGAATGAATATCAGAAACAGCAAAAGCAGGGCACGAACACAAAACAGCAAACGCAATACATCAATGATAATCAATTGCAGCAGATTTATAACGGCATCAATCAGCTTGCACAGATGACTAACCAAAACCCAGATATTGTAGCAAGTGGTATTTTGGTTCGTTACAACATCAACGATTTTAGAGCTGTTCCAAGCGGATATTTTAACGAAGTGGTAAATTACATCAAATCACTGATGCCACAACAAAATCCAAATCCAAATCAAATTAATTTTAACGACTTGTAAAGGAGATAAATAATGAAAGACGTAACAAATAATGCACTAACAGAAATCAATGTTGAATTTAAACCAGCGGAAATCAAAGTAGATTATGAAGCAGTAGAGCGTCAGCTAAGTGCAGTAGTTGCTCAATATGCTGACTATGAAGTGACAGCAGCAACTTACAAAGCTGACTACGAAGAGCGTACACGTTTGAACAAGCTAAAACAAGCGCTTGAAGCACGACGCAAAGAAATTAATTCGGTTATCAGCGAGCCATACAAAGAGTTTAAAAAATGGTATGACCAAACAATCAAACCGCTTGACGAAGTAATTGACAACATCACGGCAGGTCTTAATGCAATCGACGAACAAGAGCGATTGCTACGAGTTGACGCAGTACGTGCTGCTTTTGAAGAAAAATGCGAACTAGCTCAACTGGATAAATCAACTTTTGAGGATAAATACAATTCATATAGCTTGAAGAAATACTTTAAAGCAGGCAAATTTGAACTTAAAACAGCAACGCTTGAGGAAATTGATCAGATTGTCTTGGAAGAATACAAAGCTGTACGTGAATTTGAAGAAAGTAAAGAGACAATCATTGAACAAGCTAAAGATTATGAATTACTTCCAGATGCTTATGTTCGCTATCTTGAAGATGGAAAATCACTTGTTGATGTTCTTAAAATCATGAAATCTGATAGAGATGCTATTGCTTTACGTAAAGAGCAAGCGGAAGCACGAGCTAAAGCAGAGGCTGAACGTAAAGCGGAGATTGAACGTCTAGCGCAAGAAAATGCTAACTCTCAAATTAAGGCATATAACGCTGAAACTGGAGAGATTTTGGAAGGTAATACAATTACACCCGAGACACAAAACACGGCTGAAAATGAGCCAAAATTTGAGCCTGACAAAGCGTTGACACTTGATTTGCGTTTGACGTTTCCTGGAGGTGTTAAACAAGCCAAAATGTTTAAAGATTTCTTGGAGATGAATGGCATTAAGTATGAACAACAAAACATGATCATGGAAATGGGGTTTGAAGGATGAAAAAATATTACGTCAGCGGAAAAATTGCGGCATTGGATTTAGGGGCTGAAGTAGAGGCTTCTAATCCATATGCAGCAGCGATTAAATTTAATGAGAGATATGCGCCACTTTTAAAATTTGGCGTGCACGAGTTAGAAGTTAGAGAAGTGGAGGAAGTTGAATGATTTGGTTAGCTTGGCTATTACACGATGTTGGTGCTTTGCTTGTATGTGCATTCATCGCTGTTTATTTCAAACAGCCGCTATGGATGTTCTTAGCGTTATTGTTTACAAGTAGTGTAAGAAATAGGAAAGAGGACGACAATGGAAGTAACGAATAAAGGTTATATCAACTTTAATAATGAATACAACAAGCACGATCAAAACTTTACAACAGCAAGCATGAGCTTTGCCAATGGTAAAGGTGAAGATGGCAATTACAAACATGGCTACATCAAAGTAATTGCTTTCGGTGAGCTAGGAAATGTCCTATATGACAATGTCGGAAATTTGGTGACTATTACAGGTCGCTATCGTCAAAATGAGCACGAAGGCAATAAATACCCACAAATTATCATCGATGCAATCAATGGATATGCGCCAGCTCAAAACCAAAATAATGGTAACAATGGCAATTTTGGGCAAAATCAAGGTTATCAGAACCAAGGCAATTTCCAAAATAGTGGCAATTTCCAAAATCAACAGCCACAAAATCCAAATAATGGCTATCAAAATCCAAATCAAGGGAATTTTGGACAACCACAAGGGCAACAGACAAGCTTTTTCCAAGGTCAATCAATGCAGACTAATCCTGATTTTAGCCGAAATTTTGGGAACTCTAGCCCTATGGATATCAACGAAGACGATTTACCATTTTAGAGGTGTGGCATGAAAGAAGAACGAGTTAAGGCAGAAGTAATGTGTCCGTTTTGTGGGACGTACACGATTTTGAAGATTAAAAATCATAGAAAATCAGTTTCTTGTCCAGGATGTAGAGAACAGTTATATCTCAAGAAAATACATGATAAAGATTTCTATTTCAGAGCATCTGAAGCTTTTGGAATGAGAAATATTACACGAGAATTTGAGAAATTATTTGAGGAGAATGGCAAATGACACAAGAGCAGTTTATTGTAATCTTATTTGGAATTTTAGGATTTACGTATCTAGCGCTATTTACTAAATGGGCAAATAAGAAAATCACAGAGGCTAAACAAGCTTATCAAGCAACTTTAAAATATTATCAAGATCCAGAAACTCAGCGACAAATTACAAGTCATGTTTTAGCTAACAATATGCTTAGAAACGGTGAAGAGGTGTTCAAATGATGGATGTACAAGTATTCAATAATGAAGAATTTGGTCAAGTGCGTACAGTAACAATTGAGGATGAATTTTATTTTAATCTTAAAGATTGTTGTCGTGTGTTAGATATCAAGAACCATAAAGATGCGGCATCACGATTAAATCCAAAGGGGGTAGTTATTACCGACCTCCTTACAAATGGAGGTGTCCAGAAAGCTAATTTCATTAACGAAAGCAATTTCTACAAGTTGGTTTTTCAATCACGCAAGCCAGAAGCTGAAAAATTTGCTGACTGGGTGACAGATGAGGTGTTACCAGCCATTCGCAAACACGGCGCTTATATTGCTCCTACTCAAAACGCTTTGACAGCAGAGGATGCATTTATCCAATTGTTTCAAACACAGAAAGAAATCAAAGCAGAACAAGCTGAGATGCGTGGCGATATTGTCTATTTGAAAGAAGAACAGCCAGTCAATCCGTCAATCAACCAGGATTTGACCAAAGAACGTAACAAGGCAGTAGTTAAATGCTTGGGCGGTTATGATGCGCCAGCGTATTCTGATAGCAAGCTAAGACAGAAGGTGTTTTGTCAAGCCGCTAAAGATTTCAAAGAGCTGTTTAAAATCCCACGCTACGACTTATTGAAGAAAAAAGATATTGATCGTGCTTACGATTATTGGAAACAGTGGCAACCACAAACAAACTTGCGTCTAGAAATTGAGCAAGCTAACAAGCAGTTATCTTTGAGCGTGTAAAGGAGAGTAATATGTATTCAGAAGGACTAACAAAGAAAATGAAAGATGCAATTGATATTAAAATGGAAGGGATTTATAAGTGGGGCATTAAAGACGGTAAAGTTGTTCCGCCAGTTCACGAATTACCACCAGCAGTAAAAAAACGAATTGACTATTTTTCTGAAATGATGGAAGACGGAATGACTTTTTTGGGTTGTTTGGATTGTATTTTTAGCAAAGAAAAACCAGATGACTATGATTGGGGAGCTACTAAAGACTGGTTACCGATGTCGCAAGAATTTTCTGATTG